TTACAACATGATTTAACTCCGAATGGTTATACTTTTTTTATTCGTGCTTGGACTACAGGAAATACTTCTGCTTATGCTGATGTTGAAAGAACATATATTTCTAATTCTGGTATTATTGGAATTTATTATTCTAGTGCGTCGGGTCTTTTCAATATTGGTGTTCAAAAGACTACAATTTCAAAGTATTTTTACCAATTTGTATTAACTGCGACCAACGCAAATAGTTCAAGTGTACTTACTACAAATATAATTAAGAATTCATACCCTTCTATACCTACTGCGAATACCCCTACATTCATTACAAATCAAAATGGCCCAACAATGGTTATTACATGGACTGATTTAACAAGTGGTTCAATAACATATACTATTAGAATATTTAAACAAGGTTCCCCAAGTATATTATTAAAACATATTGGTTCTGCTACTTCGCCATTATCATATTCACCGGCATTAGAAACAACTTCACCAGCAAATACATCTTTTACAGTTGATGGGCAGTACTATTTTACGGTCTTAGGTATTCAGGAATCTACAGATTCTGGCACATCTACATCAGGTGCTGCTACATATACTCCACCCACTCCTTCTGCTAACACGCCCACATTTTCGTTTAGTTCTATAAATATGAGTTGGACTAATACGACAAGTGGTTCAACTTCTTATATAGTCAAAGTTTACGAGAACATGACTGACCTCACACTTATAGCAACAATAGATCCCGCTACATCACCAGCAACATATCAACCATTGACATCAGGTTATTCTTACTATTTTGTAGTTTATGCTACAAATACATCCGGTACAGTAAGTTCACAGTCAAGCCAAGCTCAGTATAGTCCACCCAATCCTCCTACAACAATAGATCAAGATGGTAATAGTTCTACAATAAATATGGGTATTGTAAATTCTTATTATATGGTTTGGACGTACACGGGCACAGTTACTTCCATTCAAGTACAAATTTATAGGGGTTATACTAATAACACAGCTAATATGATTTCTCTAGAAGGAGGTCAAATAGATCTTACTGTTGAAACTAGTTACAGTTACAATTTAAATAATACTTCAGATTATGGGTATTATTATAGTTATAAGGTAAGAATTACTAATGATCAAGGTTCAGCAACTTCAGATTTTGCAACTGTCCTACCTTATGGGATTTTCGAATAACCCTTCCCGCTTCAACATTTCCTGAGCCCACGGCTGTATAACACCTTTTTCTACTGCGGTTGGTCTATAAGGCCACGGCGATAGATATACAGCATTAGGCCATTGCCCCGCTCTAGAAAAACCAACAAATCGTCCTCCTAATTCAACTGCCACATCAGTTCCTATGCCCGTTTCACACGGATTTACTAGCAGCCAGAACTGATTACGTGTATACTTAGGGTATTTTGCCATAAGCGGTGTAGCCCGACGAATAACCCCTTCAAAGAAACGCATTAGCCAAGGAACAGACCACACAGCAGCTTGTAAAGAAAAATAACAATACGGATCAACAACAATTTCCCGCCACTTTCCTAACACAATATCTCCCGTCGGTCCCGGACACGGCATTAAACGCATACAGACAATCTCCGGATTTGTCGTCATTATCACAATAGCCTCCTCTAGAGCATCATAGGAAGGAGAACGATCCAAAAAGAAGTCATCCTGTAGCAGTAACACATGCGTAAATGTTTCCCGTAAAACACGTAATGCCTCTATCCGTGACTCCAAGAAATCGGCATTCTCCGGTCCCTGTTCTATCATATTAATTCCAGCAGCCATTAACAAGCCCTTCTGCTCCTCATCTAGTCCAGCAGTAGCCAAATAGACAGGCCATGTTAACGCAGAAGCATACCGCCGAATAAAACAGCACGAAGCCACTGCTAGTTTATTGTATTTCGGACATGAGTTTACGAGAACACAAACTGAGTTTGACATTTAAATAGTTAAGGGCAAGATATGTTTAGATAGGATGTCAATGGCAAGGCACCCACTAACAGGCGAACCTATTCGTATTATGAGATCGGAAGCACACTTAACACGTGACCAAAAAACGCTGGTCTACATTACCAAAGACGCAGAGCCTTCTAACAGATGGGCACGCTGGCAAACCCTCGTATCTGACCCGCAAGGCCTCAATGTCTTAGAACCCGTACAACCAAATTACGTTCTCCTTTGGAATACGTTGAGTGAAGATGATCTACGCTTCTGGTCTAACTGGCTAAAGGTCAATAACAAAGCAATTCATATTCTCTTTGTCTCCGCAAAAGCAGCCGAGCAACTAGGCCAAGATATAATTAATAGTGTAAATGTCATCTGCTATAATGAGATGTTTGATCTCTATCCCTTTATTGAATATGAACTTAAGGATGAATCGCCCATCCCGCAAATCATCTTCGCAATCGCAACCGTTTTCCGCTACAATCGTCTCATCATTGACCTATCCGTTGACACATCAAAAGCAACAGATTCTGCTAGAATCTACGAGAAACAGGAAGGTGTTCTTCTAAGGACAAAGTTAGTCAAGGAACTCGTTCCTAAATTTGTTCTTATACAGCAGTATTTCCAGCATCCTCTTAATCGTCGTAGTCGCGAACTCAAGGAGTGCCTTCTCCGCAATATCAAGAATCCTTTCATAGATGAAATCCATCTCTTGAATGAAGTCAGTTACCCCGAATGGCTAAAGCATCCGAAGATTAAGGAGCGGGTTATTGTTAATCGTCTATCTTTTGACGCCGTGCTAACACACATTAAGGAAAATATTCCAAAGAACACGATTGTTGCTTTCGCCAATACTGATATTTATTTGGATGCTTCGATTCGCCACCTTTATAGTCTTTCCATGAACAAGAAGTTTCTGTCTCTTCTCCGCTGGGATGATCCTAATCCCCCGCAGATTCAAGATGATGAGCGACAGCCGTCCAAGATTTTTGGGCCGCGGCCTGACAGTCAAGATACATGGATTCTCTTGTCGGATGATATAACCTTTGATACAAAGTCTGCCGATTTTCAGATTCCTTTCGGCAAGGCGGGATGCGATAATGCCCTGAATGTGGGTATGCTCAAGCAGAAGTTCCTGGTAGCCAATCCTGCCTACACAATTAAGTGCCATCACATTCATTTGTCCGCTATTCGTGACTATAATCCGCAGGACATTATACAGAAGCCCATATATTTATACATTGATCCCACTGAGATTCTCGAGCACACTGTTGTGAAGTCGCTTCAACAGTATAAGATTTTACCCCCCGATACGCATGTCAAAAACCAGAATACTACAATGAAGCGTCAGATTAAGTATGTAAATGAAAATGCCGCTGCAACCATCTGCTCAATGTTGAAACGCCAAAAGGTTTGGGAGTTCAATATCAAAGAGGACAATCAATTCGTTTTCCCCGCAAAAGACGAACCCAATATTTACCATCTCAAGAACAAGTTTATGTCCGCAACAGGTCTCTTTTACGGCATGAAGGAGATGTATGTTGGAAACAATCCGATCTGGCAGGAGGGATGGGAGTCCAATTCTACGAATATTCTAGCAACAACACTCTATGTTCCCACCCTCTTAGCAATTCATATTACTAATCAGTGGGGTACAAATATTCCCTTGTGGTGTGTTCATTATCTATCAAAAGCCTTGGAAGCCCGCAAAGCAATCAAACAGAAAACCGGTATGTCGGCCGAATTTATTGTCTGTCAAAAGAATGAAATGGGTGATTTTCTGGGTATGCTAGAATGGCCGAAGTCAGTGGGCTCAAAAATCAACGTGGTGCCGTATGATGAAAAACTCCAGTATTATGCGGATGATCTTTTTGCGTTGGAGCCTGCTAAGAATCTTCCGCTTCCCCAAGATATTGCCAATCTCCGTGAATTAATCCCAGCATTCTTGAAGGAAGCTACAACGGATAAGGGAACTGTTGTCTTTTGTATTGAGGAGGATGATCAGATTCTGTCACGAGCATACTTTGAGCGTATTCAATCAATCACTTTTGCCAGTTGGCGGGTACATCGCATCGGCGCAAAAACGAGTCCAAAGACTATCCTTCAGGTTCTAGCATCGGCTAATCTTATGATAGGACAAGCAGAAAGTAAATGGTCAGCTCTATCATGGATGTGGTGCCTCAAGCCGGATGCCACTGTGATTGAAGTAATGCGTGATACAAATCCAGTCGGTGAAAATATCCATCTAGCAGGTGCGGCCAGCCTACAATACGTATTAGTCGTAGCAAAGAGGGAGCCCTTAGATTTACAGCGGGAGCACGCGGCCATAGATATCAATACCGCAACAAAGAACTTCTGTTTTCAAAAAGCCTTAACTACTGCGGTGCCGCAGTCACTAAAGCCCACAATCGTCCTGCCTACAGGACAAACAGGTCTCCATGAGCATTCGGGTGATACATTCCGCGAAATGGTTGAAATCTGGGCTGAGCGGGGCTACATTCAACTAGAGCGTTCTAGTACAACACCTTTCTGCTGGCTTCATGGAGTCGGAAAAATCCTCTTATATGATCGTCCCACACTCAAGTGGCTAGAGCCCAGTCTTCTTTATGATGTAGCGTTCTTCGGAAACCCCCAGCCTCCGCCTAGCCAGATGATGAAGACCCGTCCATGGACATTTTGGCCCCGTTGCCCTCGTAAAGTAGAGGATTTTGTTAAAAACCATATTCCCACCTATGAGGAGCGGACAACAACAAGCATTTTCCTCGGAAAAGTAGAAAATGGTGTTCAAATGAAGAATCGTCCGCTTTCATGGCAGCCCTTCATTGAGAAGTGGTCTATGCCGCTGGATTCAACAGGTCAACCCTATCCATTTACTCAAGATGAATATCTGCTAGAAATCAGTAAATCCCGTTTTGGTCTCTGCTTGGCCGGTTATGGAAACAAGTGTAATCGCGACATTGAGTACTTTGCCACCGGCACTGTCCCCCTTTGTTCCCCGGAAGTGGACATGAAAAGTTATATGAATCCGCCCAAAGAAGGTGTTCACTTCATCCGTGTTCAAAAACCGGAAGATATCACAGCCGCAATAAAAATAAGTGAAAGTAAGTGGCAAGAGATGTCTTCTGCTGGAAGGCGGTGGTGGTTGGAAAATGCTTCAGCGGAGGGTATGTTTCGTCTAACAATGGCGGCGTCTATTCAACAAGCATAGGGATTCCTTTTCCTAGGCAATAATCCGCAATTGCCTTCATAGCAGGAAAACCAATCTTGCCTGTACCAATAAAGGCGTGACGGTCCAAACAGGAGCCGCAGGGTGTGGCGGAATCATTGAAATGAACCAACTTCAATAAACTGGAATCTGCGTCCCAAATCTTCCGGATATAGGTCAGCGGATCCTGTCCTGAAGCAAAGACGTGGCAAGTATCCAAGCAAATCCGCAGCCGCGGTGAAGTGAATGACTGAATGAATGCTAGAAAGTCGTCCGCAGTAGTAAGTGTTTCCGAGCCCTGTCCCGCTGGAGTTTCCAGCAGAATAGGACACGCATCTGTTGCGGATTCTATCGCTTTCATGAGATTCACACGCATATGTTCCAACGCAACTGGAAGTTCCATGCCTACGCTTTTACCAACATGAACGACAACACCCTTGAGACCCATTGCTAGAGCGTACTGTACATTCTTCTCCAGACAGACACGACCGTAGTCCTCCTTAGTTCCGGGCTCGTGACAGAGGTTGATAACATATGGACTGTGAACATACATCCGCATGCCACCAGTAGCCTGCACTGCTCCAGCCGCCGCCAAATCCTCGTCCTTCATCTCTATCTTAGTAGACTGTGGTCCTGTAAGAAACATCTGATAGGGCTTCGTTGGAGGAAGTGGAGCAAGAGTCATGGCAACTGTCTTCTGTTTCTTCACATGGCAACCGATAAAATGGGATTCCTGTAGGAATAGACCGGGCAGAGGTGACAAAGCAGCAGTGGGTTCCTGCTGAGCCTTACTCAGATTGTTCAAGAAGTCGCGATACGCCTTTCGGCCATTCCATCCAGTTACAGAGTGGTGCCAAACCGTATCCTGTAGAGGAAGAACAAGATAGACATCAGTCGCCGCATCATGAAGAGCAGCATAGGCGAAAATCTGGAAGAGAAAGTCCACCCAGTTCTTCTTAAGGAGGCCTGTCATTTTGACCTCAAAGAGTTGTGTCGGCGTCTGTGCGTCGGGATGACCCTCTACAGCCTCATACGAGACAACTGTATCAAAGACGAGGTCTCCTTTCACAACAGAATCCATCTTTACTCGTGTAGCCACAATATGATCAAGAAAAGGCTGTGTAGTCTTAGACTTCACAATCTTTGCTTTCTGTGCGACAGAATACTCCGGATAGAACTTTGTTACTGCGTCATGAAGAGCCTCTACAGTCACCTTCTCAGCACTAAGACGCAGAAGTTCCTCCGCCACACATCCTAGGATTGAGTATGACTCCCCCTTAGGAAATACTGCTAGAAGAGCTGCCGGATACTTTCCAGTTGCGGCCGTGGGCATTACAAGCTTCTTCGGCAGAAGCTTCTTGAGGGCTGCCCTCCCCGAGGCATCCATTAAAGACAGAAGTTGACGAACACGAAATTGCTCCATTTTATTTCCTTCCAGCAAATACTTTGCGTGCGTGCCTATATTCAATTTTTTAAAGCCAAAAACGGATGCTGCTTCTCTAAGAATCCCACAAGTACTTTTGTCTTCTTAACTACCGCAAGTTTGCGGAGTTGACCCAAGACCCATTCATTAAATCGGGCTATCGGCATATCATTCTGCTGGTACCAATGAGTATGAATACATTGAAGCGGTTCACCCGCAACTGAGATTCCGCTGAAACCCTCTTTACGCATGATACGCCACTCTGCTTGAAGGATATCAGGTGTTACATCACCCTGCCAGAGTCTCCACCATCCATAATTGACTTGCTTAGGAAAATTTATAAAAGCATTGGCTGACCAACGCATACAAAACCACATCCGTAGATCTTCTAAGCAACTCTGCTCAAAGTAGCCGCTAGAGAAACACATTTCACGCCATTTTTCCGTCGTTTCAACATCACGCATGTATAGAAACCCTGCGTTATAATAGCCGAACCGACTATAATCCCGTTCCTTAATCATATGGGGACTCAGACCAAGGCGAACGTTTTCAGGAATAGTGGGAAGTGGTCCCAAATGACAGATATCCGCATCACAGAAAAATACGCCTCCTCCATTTTCCTGTGCTAGAGCCCAGGCAATTAGTCGGGGTTTTTCAGCACAGAAGTCAGCGAATAGTGTCGGAAATTCCTTACCTTTCATACTTTCCATTTGATCACGGTTTAGACCAGTATATGAATTGAGGGCTTCCTTATTCAAAACTTTCTTTCCCTTGTACGGCAGTGCGTTAACAGATGCGGCAGTCTTAGAATCAGTATAAATATACACTGCTGGAGGCACAGGATTCCACAGTTCAAGAGTAAACAGTAGGAGTTTTAAATCTTCAACTGCGTGCTCATTTGCTAACGTTGCGACCGCCATCTTTCTTTACATTGTCGCGTAATTTTAAGCCTCCGCTTTGCCTTATTCTTAATAAAAAATTGAAAGCCGCATACCAGCCGTAGTAAAGGTGGGTGAAGATACGTAGAAATGAGCACACTTAATGAATTGAAAGCAATTGCGGAATACCACAAGAAGCAATTTGTCGCAGCCGAGCAGAAAATGGAGGAACAGACTTCAGAGTTTGAACAAAGAGTTATCGCTTTTGAGACGCGGGAGGCTTATAAGGACAAATGGAAGGAGGCAATTGAGGATGGCCTTATTCATAATGTTCAGAGGATCTTGGAAGAATGCTATGATGCTTTTCTGAATGAGGGAGAGATGGGTGCTGAATTCGTTGAAAAGGCAAAGATGAAGATTGGTGACATTGATAGTCCGGAGTGGCAGAACTTTACACTTGAGGTTATTGAGAATCTGTATAAGAAGGGTTCTTTTCTTGAAGAGGATGGTAGTTTTGACACCTTTGAGTGTACTGCTGGTGGATGCGACGAGGTCACTTGGTATGTTGCTGAGGCTATTATTCTTCAAGAAGCAGAGTGGGCTTAGGTCACCTCTTACTCGTCAAGGAACAATTTCTGTTTACCCCACATAATCGTCCTATCCACCTTCGCCTGTGACATCGGTGTCTTATAGAGCCGAAAATCAAACAGAGCCCCACGGAAACGTTCATCCTTATTAGCATATTGCGTCTCATTATTTTCCCAATTGCTTTTACCAATATAATTCAAGGACGTCAAATTCGTCTGCGGCAAATGACCACCTTCTTCTGTATACACTTTTTTACCATCAATGTATATATCCCAATCCGGTCTAAACGATTCAGCATCCGTGGTTGTCAAGCAGATATGTTGCCACTTATTCAACTGAATAGCCTTTGGTACCTTGATACGCATCTTCTTCTGCCGAGCATCCCAGATTTCAAAGATGAGCGCAGCGGTCGGTACTAACTCCTTCGGCAAAGTAAAATCCTTCTCCTCTAAGGGGGCATCCACAGGACCCGGTCCTTGGCATTCCCATTCATCCACATTCGCATCAGAGATTTTCAAAAATCGTTGTGGTGAAACCTCTTTCGTAGGCTGGGCTCGGCAAACACGATCCGAATCCGCCGGTCGTGCCTGATTGAATTCCATCTGCTTGGGATCACTGTCGCCTCGTCCATCAATCCCCACTACCACATTATCCTGTCCAGAGCCGTTACCAAAATCAAATATCCGAGCATTATTGGTAAAAGCGTCAAAATGTACCCAGAAACTAACTGCTCGTAAGTATCGGAGTTTCACAGCAGAACCAAAGGCCAACTCTTGAGTTTCACCCAAGCGTAAGAACTGGTCCGCAGCGGGAGCCGTTGCTATAGGCACACCCTGTTCCAAAAATGAAGCTTGAATTCGGTTAAGTTCTAATCCCTGCGTCTTTCCTTTCCGTGGATCTTCATCAATCTTCACATTACCGAATTTACTGATGCTAGCATTTTCCCCATAATCAACAAAATCATCAAAGAAGCGGTACCAGACCATGATTCCCTCAAAAAACCACAATAAATCCTTGATCTCAGAAGGCGGTGCGGAATCTTCAATATTCTTGTCGCTAAAGCCATCTTCCGTTGACAAAGCACACTGAGCAGACCACGCGTCTTTATCCTTTAAAATTCGGCAGTAATCATCGCGACCATCCTTATTGGCATCATTGTAATAATCATCACGACTAATACGGAAACCCTTTCCAACAGTCTTTGATTTGAAACTATACGGATCTAGGCCCTCAGTCCCAGCCAAAGCACACGCAACAATCATAGATTTAGGGTCACCTGGTTTCATGACCATGCGGCAAAAATCATTTTTGACGCCATTTTTCTGAATATCAGCATATGCTTCTGTGTATCTAGGATCTCGGATCATGCCGAAATCTTCCGTGTTTTGCCCAGGTATAATATCGTATCTCCGTGGAAAAAACTTGCCGAAATAATTATCTGAACTGACATCCTCAAAGCCTTCTAGCATCATAGGTTTCCAAACACGAACATATTCATAAAGAGCAATACCAATAACTAGCACGCAGGCTAAAAAAACTAATGTTTCATGCGATATCATTTCTCTTCCCTACATTGAGCGTTGAAACGAATTAATTAAAAATGTCCACAGAAAGATAGGATGACAAGTCAAGTTGGAGGAGCAATAATAGGACAGGGTGATTACGGATGTCTTTTTAAAGATCCCGCACCCACCTGTGAATCCGGGAATCCAATTAAATCGGAAGTTGGAAAAGTTACAGTAACCTCAGGATATGGGATGCAAGAAGAGAAAAAGAAAACAGCTATTCTCAAGCAGATTCCCGAGTTAGAGCCTTATATCATTGTCCCCACAGAAAGTTGTAAAGCCGCACCAACTCAAGAAGATGAAGATTGGCAGAAATGTAAGTTAACAGCAACGCATTCAGAATTTATGATTCTCGGAATGAAAGACGGAGGCCGCACACTGAAACAGGCACTTGAAAAACCCGCCTATCTCTGTCGTAACTTTCTTTCAGTATTAGAGCATCTGCTGGAAGGTCTTCTATTGCTTCATGCGGCCGGATGGATTCATACAGATATTCACGATAATAACATTATGATTAATCATGCTGGAACGCCGCTTTTTATTGATTTTGGTCTAGCATTTAATAAGCAGAATCCCAATAAAGAAGAAATGGATAATTATAGCCAATTTAATCCCGCCCTCGTCTTTATGCCGCCCGAGTATCATGTCTATTCGCTTTTTATGCGTAATCGTGATCTACCTACTGCGATTCAGGAAATAGCAAATTCCCTACAATATCAAAATCTGGCTTCATTCTTTCAAAAGGTGATTCCCGTAAAGCAAGTGCTAGAAGACTTAGCAAATGATTCAACCGTTCATACAGATTCAGTCACATTTTACCAGAACCGCGGCGAAAAGTTGGATGTCTGGTCACTAGGTGTAGCATTTTATAATGCTTTCCTACACTGTCTAATGTGGCCTCTTAACTATAAGGTTCCTGAATTTAAAAATGCCACTCCGAGAATCAAAACTATCTTAGCCTTGATGCTAGAATTTAATCCGCAACAACGCGGCTCAGTAAAACAAGTCTTGGAATTAGTAAATCCTTATAATCGCTTCTTACGCGTAAATCGTTTACTAGCACCTGTCCCTAAGCCACCTCCTTTCTCCAATAATATCCGCATGCGACGAGGCACATTGAAGAATCCGCAAAATAAAGTGTAATTGAGTGATTTTCCCATTTTTGTATAATCCCGATTACAAGTCTTTGGATCAATAATGAGGACTCCATCCGCATCTAGCCGCGTAACGGGCTGAGAACCGGGTTTATGTGACCAGTAGCCATCAGGGTCCTGTCGGTAAAAATGGTAATCATCCATCGGATCAATTACTAGTGCGATCTTACTATATCCTATCGGGCTACGCTTCTTATATCCAATGGAACGCATTGTTGGAACATCCTGCTTAATCAACTTAATCAGGCTTTTACAACGCGCATAACTTTCCCGCCGTAAGGCTTTATTGGCCTTCCGTGTACCACCAGGCTGATGATACGGAACGTTACATGACTCGGCTCCATGTTTAGCACAATCCTCTACCCTCCGAGCATCCATCGCATTCATTGCGTATGAGAAACAGTTGTGGGAACGACGGATTGTGGCACGCTGAGTCCACCGGTCAGGATCAAACTCGGGCTCGTCGCCGGAAGTAGGACTGAGACGGTAGAATTGGCCGTGCTCGGAACAGAGGAGTCTGCCAGAACGGGCGGTTTTATGACATTGTTCATCATTCTTGAGACGGGCACGGCATCTGATGACCATAGCTTCTCCCTATTATTTAACGCAGATTCTCTTTCTATTGGTGGAGCAGATGAAGGAGCGGGTGTTTGAACAGTTATAATGTCAGAAGGACTGGGTGGTAGAATACTATTTGTGCCTCCAGCAGTTCCGGCATTATTTGATCCTTCGTTTACTTTATAAAACTCATCCTCCACTTGATGCATTACGATTTTTTCTACTGAATTACAGAAGTACACAAATTGATTCTTATGTGTCGGCTTATGGATATGGTCTCCAAAGAATCCGGAGTAGCGACCGCTTAACTGAAGATACTGCCAGCCCTCCGATGTTAGTTGCTCGAGGACCGTATTTAGAGAATAATATTTCTTATCAATCTTGAATAATGCTAGAATGCCGTTGCTCATTGTGACTGCTAAACTAACTGCCCATGTACTCCAATAAATTCCCGCAGAGGACATTGTTGCACTTACTGAGCCAGGCGATTGTATACTTAAAAGAGCGGGAACTAGCAGACTTCCTACTGTTACTACAAATCGCATTATGTTGAATAGAATAGTCACTAATTTAACACGCTGCCTGTAGTATTGGATTACTCCGCAATATCGTAAAACTAATATTTTGCGTTGAATGTCATTTAATTCCGATAATTCCATTAGCAGATCTTCAATCTTAGATACCATTCCTATCAACTAGCCATAAAATTGAATCTTTTATCCTAGTCATCGTGAAAATAAATGGCACCATCTCTTCAAGAAGTTCGCGAAATCTGTCAGTTGATTTCGCAGCAATTGGGTGTTGGCCACTCAGAGAAGGTCTATCAAGAAGCACTGGCTGCGGAACTTAGGTGTCGTGGCCACACAGTAGAAATGGAACGTGTAGTACCAATAAAGTTTTCGCCGACTACAGGTCCGGTTATATGCGTAGGTTATGCTCGTCTTGATATTCTAGTTCATGGTCAAAACGGATCGCCAGTTGTGATTGAACTGAAGGCGGCTGCGTCACTTTCAGTTCCCGCCCTAAGGGCTCAGATTAAAGTTTATCTTAAGGCTTTGCGTGAAGAATATCCGGGTGTTATGGGCTTTGGTGTTCAGTTCATGCAACCGGGTTCAAAGGAAGTCGGTCCAAATGAGCGTGTCCATGTGATTGAAGAGGATGATATTCCCGGCCTCATAGAGGCTCCTCTTGAAACAGTAACTCTTCTTGTTTAGACTGGTGCTTTCCAAAAAAGTGTCCACGCACGTTGGCTTTCAGTTATTGTTAATACACGGGAACAATCAAGCTCTTTTTTCTTAATTAGTTCGCACATAGCCTGTAAAACACCCGCCCATCCAGTGTGAAGGCATGTATCATCCATCACAAGAACTGTTTCATGTGTTGCAAGGGCCAAGCAGTTCCGAGCATCTATTAATGGACCGGGTTCAGCATGATCACCGTCAATAAAAATAAGATCAAAGTTGATCTTCGGTTTAATTTCAACCAATTGTGGTATAACAACTTTGGAATCACCAATTAGGATTGTATGCCTACCAGGAAAATGCACATCAATTATCTTCTTACAATCATTTACATAGTCATGGACGCCAATATCAACACTAACTACCTTAATATCGTCTCTGCTACTTAAAAAATACGCAGCACTGCGTCCAGTATTAAAACCAATTTCAAGAATTGTCTTAATCTGAGGATTTTTTTCTAGCAAATCAATGAAATAATTTACCTGCTCTATTATACTACCACCCTCATAATCCGGTAGTCCTAAGGCATTAAAATCTTTTTCGTAATTGTTAAATTTTATTGCTGAATTAGACATCATTTATTTGAATTAACAGGTTACGTTTAAGCCTAAGGACTACCTAACAAAAATACTAAAATGGCGGCTTTCCCTAAACGTTTTACGGATGCCACACGTGACGAGCAGTTCCGAATTATTGACCTAGGAATTCTTCTGCTGGACCTCATCGGAGAGCAGCAGCCTAAACCTAATGGGGAACAAGAGCAAGACCAAAAACTGGTGAAACTGCTGGAGGAACTATCACAGGAAAAGGAGACGGCGGTAAAACAGGCGATCACAGCAGTAAAGGCATTAGCACAGGATGAAGTCTATCAGCTTAAGATTGAAAACGCCCGTCTTACCGCTAGACAAGAAATGCAAAGTTTTAGCAGCGAAGCCCTACGGCTACTTCAAGACGAGATTCAGCGGAAGAATCAACTGCTAGAAGAAGCCGCTGCTAATCAGGTAAGTAGAAGTAGCCAACGGATTGGAAAGCAGGGTGAAAAGGAAGTTGAGACACTTTTCTCGGAGTATGTTCATGCGGATATTATTAATATGGCTGCGGTCGGACATAGCGGCGATTTTCATATTCATGTGGATAATGGAGCAGGCGCGGAGTCCATTTTTCTCGTAGATTCCAAGAAATATGAGACACCTATTCCGAAGTCAGAACGCGAAAAGATAGCACGCGATGTGGATGATGATTCAACTATTGCTGGAGGCCTGCTTATCAGTTTGAATAGCACTGTTCAGAATCGCCATCATTTTCAGGTTGATAGTACGGATAATAAGAAACCCATTTTGTATCTTTGCTTGAAGGATATGACATATGAGGAGTCGGGTCGGTCTATTGCGGCTGCTATCCGGATTTTAAACACAATCGCAACGACGCACGACCAAGATGAGAAGGAAAATCTTCTTAAGAAGATTCAAGCAGTCTCTAAGGAACTGAGTCAGCGGATTCAGGAAGCCACAAATGTGATTACTTCACTTAATAAAGTGCTAGAAGCACAGACTAAACTTCGCGATAAACTCAAGAAGAATTTATTGGGAATTCAGATTGAAGATGCTCCGATAGATATTATTACGGAGCAGCCGAATTTAACGATTATTGAACCGGCTCCGCTTAAGAAGGCACGGGGTAGAAAGCCAAAGGTTTAACGATATCTTCTTGTCATTCGTCTACCATTTTTAAATTTGCGGGTTCTGCGACGAGGTCCTCCACCAGCACCAGCAAGCCGCATCAACGCAGCATAACTAGTCTCACCTCCTCCACCTCCTACACCGCTTACTCCTGCTGCTCCATCTGCTTCTTCATTTTCCATACCACCTCCAGCACCACCTCCAGCAGCAGCACTAGCACCTCCACCTCCACCACGTGATCTTGAAGTAGATCGAGCAGCAGCAGCAAGAGCAGCAGCAGCACCAGCACCAGCAGCACGAACTAGTTGTTGTCTTCCTTGAGCTACTGCTCTTGCTCTTGCTGCTCTTGCTGCTCTTGCTTCTCTTTCTGCTCTTGCTGCTGCTGCTCTTGCTTCTACTTGTGCTGCTGCTTGTGCTTCCGGCGATAATAGAGTTTCTAAAGCAGCAATATATTCGTTAAGTGTTAGTTCAGGTACCGGTAAAGCTAATGCTGATGCTGATGCTGATGATGATGATGATGATGATGATGCTGATGCTCGTGCTGCTGCTGCTGCTGCTGCTGCTGCTGCTGCTACTGCTTGTTTTCGTCTTGCTATTCTGTCTATAACAGTTTGTAATAATTCTGGTCCAGCTATTACTTCTCTTGCTGCTTGTTCTCTGATCTCCCTCCTCAATGACTGAGCCGCTTCTCTTTTTCTTATTGAAGCCTGTGCTTGTCCTAAAGCAGTATTATTCCAATTGTCTATAATATTTGAAAGCACTTGACCCGAATTTTTACAAAAATCAATTTCTGATTTATGTTTTATCATAATGTTTGGATTTGGACCATTAGCATGATGATTTAAATAAAGTATATTCTTCTTTTCTCCTAGTATAAAAAAATTTGCTCCAAAGATACCAGCACCAGCACATGCGGGCATATCACAACTTAAAAAACAACCTTGTCTTCCTAAGGCCGCTGCGAACTTTCCTTCCTCTTCATCGCATGTTTTTTTCATATTTCCAATAAAAAGTGCCATTTTTCTTCTAAAATTACTTTTTGTCTGAAAATATGGATAAATAACCTTAAATAATTCTAAATCAGAAAATTCTATCTGCTCTGCTGTTTCACTATATCCATCTAAATATAATTCTAAACTAGTCCAATTTGCTTTTTGCTGACTAACTGAGGACTCGTATAAATTAACGCCATATGGTGGGATTGAAACAGATACGTGATAAGAAGGAGCTGCTGGTACTGCTGGTGCTGCTACATTAGCAGCTCGTCCTCTTTTTGCTAATAGTCTTCCTTCTGCTGCTACTGCTACTGCTGGTAGTGAATCTACTTCTTCCATTGCTGATGCTGGTGGTGCTCGTGGTGCTCGTGCTGCTGGTGGTGCTGATGATGAAGATGATGAAGATGATGATGAAGATGATGATGATGCTGATGCTGATGCTGCTGATGCTGATGCTCCTGCTGGTGCTGCTACTACTGCTCCTGCTGCTACTAATGCTTGATTATCATTCACAAGTATATTTCCTCGTCCAGGCTCAGCAATCGCAGCGGGAAATTCTATATCAGTTTGTCTTTTAATTTGTGTAAAACTTTTTTCTATTTGTTCTGGTATTGGAGGTCGTGCTGGAGGTGGTGCTAGAGGTGGTGCTGGTATAAAAAATACACATCTAACGGTGTAAGGGCATTTATATTTATAAATTGGCTCATTTGCTAATTGAGCATTTAAAAAATTATAATTAATTTCATTTGCCGCTTTAGCAAAATAATGAGCTCCATTAAGATTATTAAAATAAATATAAACTTCAAAGATATTTCCTTCTACAAACTTTAAACCAGGTTGAATATGATATCCCAAATATTCAATTATATTTTGGAGAGCACGGCCGACTGTGCCAGGATAAGCACCAGCACCAGCACCAGCACCAGCACCAGCACCAGCACCTCTGGCAACACCAGCACTGGCACCAGCAACAGGAGCAGCACGAGCAGCAGCACGAGCAGCAGCATTACATTTTGCTTCAATAAAACTGACTACAAGGTTTCTAATTCTTTGTTCATTCAGATTTAATTTATCATCTAAATTATTTATAAAAAAACCTGTAGAATATTCTTCTGATTTTTGAGCAGCATCAAATGTTCTAACTGATATAAAATCTTGAATTTCAATATAGATTTTGTTAAAACGAGGAGCAGCAGCACCAGGACCAGCACCAGCACCAGCACCATCACCATCACCAGCACCAGCAACAGCACCAGCACCAGCACCACCAGCTGGTGGCATAGCAAACTCTAAAGCAAAATTTGAACCACCAGGTGTGCTAAATCCGGCATCTATTACAAATTTGCGTATATTATTGTGAACAAGACATTTTAATATATCATGTGTTTTAGTATCAAGTGGAGCAGTTCCTTTTTGTCTTCTTTTCTTTTCTTCAGATACTACAACACTAGGAGCAGCAGCAGCAGCACCTCCAGCACCTCCATCAGCACCTCCATCAGCACCTCCATCACCTCCAGCAGGATTTAAACAAGAAAATCCTTCAGTAACATCAGGATCAAATAAAGTAGCATATTGTGTAGACCATAAACGTGCACATCCCATAGGTTCTTCTTTTTTATATCCCTTGAAAGTACTACGTAAATTATTGTTATAAAAAGAATTATGTATAACTGGTACAATTTTTCCACGACCATCAAAATCTTTTTCAAGTTCTGTAGAGAATTGATGTTTAATATTTTTCTCATCAACAAATGGCCTAATTCCAATAACTTTAATATTGAGAGGGTTAGGCGGAGTATTTAAAACACGCAAAGCAACTCGAGCAGGAGCAGGAGGAGAACCACGAGCACGAGCAGGAGGAGCAGGAGCAGCACGAGCAGCAGCATCACGAGCAGCAGCATCACGAGCAGCAGCAGCATAAAGAGCAGCAGCATCACGAGCAGCAGCAGCATAAAGAGCAGCATCAGCAGCAGCAGCACGAGCAGCAGCATCACGAGCAGCAGCAGCAGCATCACGAGCAGCAGCAGCAGCAGCACGAGCACCACCAGCAGCAGCAACAGCATCAGCAGCGAGGGGTGGTAATTCTAAAAATGTTCTTTCAAATAATATATCACCCTGCGATTCTCCATTAAGATGAGGTAATCTTTCATTATCTATATCTGCCCTAACAGCATCCCTTCTTTGACTAGGATTACTATTAGTATCATAAATAGTAATATATTGCGTTACACCCGCTTCTTCACCAGGACCAGCTAATCGTGGAAAATTTTCATCGGAGACAACAGGCGGGTCTGGAGAAACTCTTACACCAGGAAAATTGGCTTGTACTACCGGTGGAACAAAAGATACCGTACAAACTTGAGCCCGTAACGTATGTCCATAGCCATACATCTTTACCTATTTTAATAGACAGATTAAAAATCAGTTTTTTAATCTAGATATTAACTAACAATACTTAATTATGCATATATTTTATCAGTAATGCTATATGAAATTGGGTTATCTCTTCATTGAATATAAGGTCATGCGGCCCTTGATACAAATTTTTTAGATATATTTGTAGATTTTTAATTTCAGATACTGGTAAGTTAGGATTGGTAGAGGCTGGAAGATCCGCAACAACACTACCGCCTCCACTGCCACCGCCTCCACTGCCGCCCTCTTCACCACTACCATTTCCACTTCTGTAACCACTACCATATCCACCACCTCCAGCAGCAGCGGCAGCAGGTTCGGCGGGAACGGCGGCAAGGGCAGCAGCGGCAGCAGGTTTGGCGGGAACGGCGGCAAGGGCAGCAGCGGCAATGGTAGTAGCGGTACGGGCAGCGGCACGTTCAGCATCGTTACGGGCAGCGGCACGTTCAGCATCGTTACGGGCAGCTCGAGAAGGACTAGAAAATAGGGAAACATCTGTGGAACCTCCTGTGGAACCTCCTTGAGAATCTGCAGATACTAGAGATGCTGTTGCATCAGGAGATCTATATTGTTGCCCAGTTGCTGCTCCACGTGGGGGCGATTGACCTCGACCTTGAAGAACTGCTAATAATGCTGCTTCTTTTTCAACAATTTCCAGAAAAGAATTAATCATATAATAAAACGCGAAATCATATTTTGCACTTTTTGTGTCATTCAATATACATTCATAATTTACAAGAAGATTATCTATTCCTCCTCTGTACGTTGTCACTAGAAATTGTACTGCTTTTGAAATGTCCGGTAGGTCTGCTGTTAATGATTCAAGACCACGCTTAGAATTAAGATATTCTTCCCTTGTGGCTAGAGGAGAAACCCAAGCATTCATTTCAGAACAATAATCCAAATAGACTTGATCGCTAGTAAAATACATTTCTGCTGTACTTTCTGGATCTTCTAGCAGAAGAGACATATAGTGTTCATCCATAGTATTATCATATATTCCTCCTATTACTGGTGCTGCTGCTGGTGGTGCTGCCATTTTCCTCTACTTATATTCCACATAAAATAATATTCAATTTTTACCACATCCGTTTAGTCTTCATCTTTAAACTCAACAATGAAATGGTCCCGCATTTCTGTCGCCCACTTTAACCATAATTTCCCCACAAACGCGTCTTCAAGAACAAAAATAAGAGGGTTTTCCAACTCCGCAAAAGGCACAGCTTTGCTAGTAGCCCGAGGTGATCCAACTAGACCAACAAGCCCCTTTATGCGTCGCTCTAAAGGAAATCCACCCTTAAATTTCTTCGTCCAGTTTTTCCAAGCCCATTCAAATTGGAGGGCAGCACACTCATCCGCAAATCCCTCAACATGGCAAACCCGCCGCCAAGATCCAGCACACCCCGATGTTGCTTTCGCACCTCCACTGATTTCCCCATTATGCTGACGCAACCTATGATCTAAGTTAATGGTGGCTCCAACGTAGGTCAACCCTTGAGAAGAAGAAAGCAGATAAACATTCCAAGCCATCTACTATACAGCATCCATATTCCTAAAATCCTTACCTAGCATAATCTTCTTATAACGGCCCACACACCTAGACTTCCGGAGTAGCCGATAGAATAGACTAGCAAACGCCAGCGGATCAGTCTCTAAAGAAGCAGAAGCGGCACGATGACTCTTCTGCTGATCCTCCAGTGACCATTCATCGGGAATATCATTAGGAAACCACGTGTCATAAAACTTCTCCTTTGCCGTATCGCAAGTCATATCGTATCCAGCAATAATCCGCTGCCAGAAAGGTGTAGCGGTTTTAAGGTGCGGATAGATATCGCGGAGATTCCGAATATCAGCCTTCTCTTTCAATCCGTACAAAGCCCGCTTTTCTATGTCGAAAATTCGTCCCTGCCGTTTCCCCTGTTTCTTAATCCAAGAAGCAGCAGACATCATAAGACCGGGAATATCACTATATTCTACATCAGTTTGGAAACCATCAACATCTGCTAGAATGATACAACATGCTGCAAGACTTATCCGGCGAAATCCCTCCATTTCGCTCAAATCAATTAAGCAATTAATGACAACAATCTCCCGAGCACATGTAATAAGACGCAGTAACTTTCTAACATTATCCACTGGCAGCCGATCCGCAATATGCCACGCACGACTAGCATAACCCTTTGCCAGTGCTTGCGTTATCTTAAAACAATCTAGAGGGGCAAGTCCGCAGACTGTCGCCCTATCTGAAGCCTCAAGGAGTTGCTTCTTATTAGGATTTATTCGGTAGCAGGGCCAAGGATAAGAAGCAAATCCCTCCACGACAATTTCCATAACAAGATTTTGCTTTTTACAAGCACATAGACGCATAATAATGGCGACAATATCCTTATCCATGTCCCCGTCAAAGTCCAGTCGGCGGATTTTAACGGGAATAAAGAAGTCATTCGGACAGCAATATTCAATCCAGAAACGGATAAGGACGCCACCAAGTTCCCAGCCGCATTCACTTGCTAGAATCTCTTGGGCCCAGAAAATGGATTCACGGAGCTTGCCAACTAGGAGCGAATATTTCAGTGTTGCCTTGACCTCCTCCAGGTCGTACAGATTACGAGTAAGCATCTTATTTCCTTGCTACCAAACTAAAGCAGCAGCCCAAGCCTCAAATTTTTGTAAAAGAGTTGCCAAAAAAATTGAAGCACTTTTAATGCTGTGTTAAAAATTGAAGTAACAGTCAAGACGTAATCTCAATCACAGAAAATGCCTAAGAATACGACCGGTGGTAATAAGGCGAAGAAGGGCTCCAATAAGGAGGGTGGCAAGTCAAAGAAGAACAAGAAGATGGTGGATGATGTGCTGGATGACATTGCCACCAATGAAATTGTCCTCATGAGTGACACGACAGAGATTGTCGTGGGAAAGGTTGACAAGAAGTTGGGTAACGGAGCCTTCAGTATCTGGCTCGGTGGCGATCGTTTTATCCGAGCAGAGATCATTGGTCGGATGAGCGGCAAGGGTGGAAAGGTGTGGATTGATATCGGCAATCTTGTGGTTGTTGATCGCGGCGATAAGGACTCGGCCGTTCATGCCCATATCATTGGTGTCTTCAACTCCAAGCAGATTGCTCGGCTCAAGAGTTTAGAGACGGGGGTAGATGAGCGTTTCTTCAATGGAGCGATTGGTGCGGGCTCCGATGATGAGGAGGGCGGCATTGAGTTTGACCGGACTGAGGAGAAGCCGGAGGGGGAAGAGGCGGAGATCAACGTGGATGCGATCTGATCTCCGATTCTTTATAATATGAACAAAAGCAAAAAGCAAAAAAACAAAATACAATATTTTTAATCTGTGTGCTCGTCCTGTAGTTCATCTAGTTCTGTAACTACATCGGGCTTTGTTAAATCTTCAAGCTCCTCAGCTTCATCAGACTTCGTCAAGACCTCCTCAGCCTCATCCTCATCAGACTTCGTCAAGACCTCCTCATCCTCCTCATCCTCCTCCTCATCCTCCGATTCCTCCTCCACATACTTAGCAGTAAGTTCATCTTCAAGAGTGACGATAAGGTCCATTAAACCCCTCTTCTCCTGTTGAAGATGGTCAATCGTAGCAAGACGATTCATGGTATAATTACCTAGAGCAATAGCCGCCAGTCCAAAGATAAAATTTAGAAGACAACTCATCTTCAAATACATATTACTGTCATGATTCTGCTTCAAAAGTTCATCAAAATCCAGCGAATCAATACAAATCTGCCGACTATACTCCATTCTATTCATTATACTTCTTTTGTCTTAAAATACAAAAAAATATTTTATGTTTTTTATTTTTTTGTTTATCCAAGCATTTACTCAACCTTCCTCTGAAGACGAGCCAGATCCTCCCGCAGCAGAATGACCTCGTTCAGCAAGATAACCGGCCACGAGCGAACATCCTCTCCAAGTTGCGTCTGGATAGTCTGGAAAGCCGAAGCGTGCCGATACTTCTCAGCCTGGAGGGAAAGACGACGCTTGATGTTGCGATCCTGTTCAACCAACGGATCAGCCTCCAGCTTCCGCTTATTGAGACGCGGCTGCTCCTTCGGCTTCGGCCAGTAGGTCTTGAAGAGAAACATGACATAGAGGACAATAAAGGCAACAAATGAGAACTGAAGCCACATCTTCTCCTTATCAACCTTAGCCAGCATTCCAGCATAGTTCTGCTTGTAGAGCCAAGTGACTCCACGCTGACCCTGCGAAATTACGTTATTCAGAGTATTACTAAACATGGTATTCATTTTGATTTCTGTTGTGTGAAGCACGCTGAGATACAGCTCCGGCAACCACACTTTTCAATTTTTTTGAAACTAATAATCACAGACACCACTATCCCTCCGGTAGCAAAGTGTAGAGCAGTAATCATTTGCTGGACCACAGCCCGCATGCGTATACAGGTTGCCGCAATATTCACAGGGAATCTCCTCAGCAGCTGGATCTGCTGAAGGATTCCGCACATTGTAAGCAGCGACTGCGGTATCAATCAACTGCTTATTAGCATCGCTTCTTGGCACAGGAGTCCAGCAGAGCCAAACATCAACATCATAGACATGATAAGACTGCTGTGACTGAGACCTACTGCGAAGAACGGAACAAGTGAAGTTTGGTCCAAAGTAGTTATCCAGCAGAAAGAGACAATTCGTCAGCTTAAGAGTCCGGCCAACCTTGTAGTATCCGCCCTGCGTTCCCTGTACAGCGTAGTTCCATCCAGCCTGATTTACTACCTCCTCATATGTAACCTCGGGATTTGCTGGAAAGGAGTCATCGCGGCAATCATATGAGGCACCGGGAGCACGATAGAATGTAGTCTCCTTACATGACCACAACTTAACAGACTTCCGCCCCTGAAGAAGTTCATTCTTAAGAGTCTGTCTTAGCGTAGCTGCGTTTGTCTCTGCGTGGTCCCGAATTGTGTGGAAAAGAGGGTCGCATGCCATAAGCTCTAGGCATTTCTTCTCATCCTGCTCCTTGAAGGACTTGAAATTACTGGACATTTCCTGCAGATCATTATTATTGAAAATTCCCGACATGGCCACTGCTTTTTATTCTGGGCCCTATGGCTGTCAATTTTTCAGTTCCTTAAGAGTTTGCTTACTCCAATCAATAATCTGTTTGTGATTTACGAACACTTGATATGAATTATACGCAACAGGATTCAAAAAAATAAGTGGCGTGTGGTGCCAGAAACCGTTTGAGAAAGCATATGCTAAGCCGCCTCCGAACATAAGAGCACGAATATTATTTGTAGCAACGTGTTGAAAGACATTTACGATTGGTTGTTGGTATGACATTGTTCTACATTAGGAGACTAATCAAAGTTATAAAACCGCTGACGCATCTGCTCAAATGGGCCGGAACCCATCATCGCCCTCATCTGATGGTCTGACAGACCCCGCTTGCCGCCAAACACGATGGGATTGGTATTCCAGCGGAAGTCATACGGATGGACTCCAGCAATCTTTGCTAGAGTACGAATGTTAGTGTCATACACAGTAGGCTTCAGCTTCAGAGCCAGCATGAAAGCCCGAACCCGATGAGCAGACCACACAACATGGTGTCCATAGCCGGGAGGATAGAACTTCTTGGTGTCGTACTTCTTCCGCTGAATAACATCCCAGGTCTCGGGGATAGCAGCAGGAGCAGCAGGAGCAGGAGGAGGAGCGGCTGAGCGAATCAGTGGAGGAGGCGGAGCAATAGTAAGAGGAATCTGACAGTACTTAGCAAGAATATCCTCCAGAGCCGCCGCA